GAAGGGGATCGGTTCCCTTCTCCCCCCATTGGGGGAAAAGATGCAGAATCAGCAGGTGATTGCAGCGAATGCTTCGGGCTGAGTGACAGCGCAATCAGTGCGGAGGTAGAAGTACAGCGCAACCTGCATGTTGGCAGCGTTGGTGTATGGATCCATCAGAGATGTAACACCAGTGCGATCAAAGATTTCAAAGTAGTCGAAGTTCCCGACAGCTGCGAATGTATTGCCGTTTGTTGTTGCCGTCGGCATGTACTGGTTGATTGCGTACGGAACGCCGTAGAGCGTGCCAGGCACACCAGCAACAATGTCGGAGTAGTTCTCGGAAGGCTTCCACAGGTACTCATTGCTGCCGCTGGTGAGTGCCTTGATCTTACGAATGGTCTTCAAGAACGTATCCGAGAACAGCCAACGGAACTTCGGTCCGGTGCGATACTGCGGGGAAACCGAATGCACAGTGTCGATAATGTTATCACCGGTCACTGTGGTAATTGCAGCACCACCAAGATCGACCACCTGCGTGATCCATGCATTGAGACCCTTGGGCTGTGAGGATCCCGTACCGGTGAGGTACTGATCTTCGAGCTTCAATCCGAGAGACGTACCACACTTGCGTGCGATGTACGCCTCTGCAGTTCCGATGCCGCCGATGCCCACTGAGTCCTGAAGGAACTCGACAGATGCGAGCGTAGCGCACACGTACTTAAACGGTGTGATGTTAATTTGCGTGCTGAACGTTGGATCTGATGCCGTGATCGATCCAGCTTCAGCGACAAGATTAGAAGTTGGCAACGCGTTTTCCAGTGAGATCTTGCGATCGGAATCGATCGAGTTGATGACTGCGAGTTGACGCATCACGCTGACCTGTTGGAGCTTCTCAACAATTCGCCGCTCCATGTCCACTGGTACTGCTGCGTTGCTGCTTGAAGTTGCGAGCGCGCGGAATTCGCCTTGATTTCCCGATGCAACCGCGTTCCACCAACGGCGCGAGTAATCCGCACTCTCGCGAGTGAGGATCCCACCGCCTGCAGCCAAGCGACTCTCATGCTGTGGAGTCGCGAGCGCTGACTGTTGTGCCGCTGCCTTGCCCTGGCGTACTTCCACTTCCATAGCAGCTTCGATGCGCTGCAGGTCGGCTTCCATGCGATCGGCTTTCTCGCGGAGCTCGGCGGCTGCCTTCGTGTCGAAGGTATGGGTCGGTTGATTGGTTGCAGCTTCCCATCGGTCGAGAGTACTGCGAAGTTCGTGAAGGGCTTCCCCACGCTGTTGAATCAATGTTTTCATAACGTTACATCCAAGTTCGTCGGCGAAGTGCAATTTGCCGAAGTGCGATCTCTGCCTCGGCAACGTGCCGTAGCTGTGAGTGAGTGTTCGGATATGCAGCGTCTTGCACGATGCTGATCTCCGTTAACCGAGCAGACTGAATTGATCTTTTATTCCCCGCCCATACATCCTTCTCGACGAAGAATCCGAATGACATCTCGCCTGTGAGATCGCCGCGCTCAAGCAGCGCGCGCACGTCGCGACCATCCGATGTATCAGGTAGCGATGCGTCGAACTTCAGGCCTCTCTCGTCCTGTGTTAGTTTGAGCGTGCCGCTCTTTGTTCGAGCAAGCGGCATGCGGGAATCGTGGTTGTAAAACAGTTTTACATCTGCAGTGTCAAGCGCACCAAACGCACCGCGCTCAATCTTCTCAGTGAATTTGCGTCCTACCTCAAATATGTCGCGAGACTCCGAATCCCATAGGACTGCGTAGCCGGTGAGGTTGTTGCCGTTCTGAAAACTACTACTTTGGATGGCGCGAGTACATTCGCTCATGTGGTGAAGTCTCCAATCGCGTTTGCGGATGTATCACTTCCGATGTTTGATGCGCCGCCACCCGCGCCCATGTTGAGCGCGAGCGTCGGCGCATCGAGGCCAGCGAGTGGCGGTAAATCGAGGCGTGCGCGCGCCTCGTTGCGTGTGATTACGCCACTCTCTACGCCTGTTCGGAGCGCCGCCATAGTTTCGGCAAGGCTTGGTTTTGTCAGCTGATCGAGATCCCACGTCATTACGTCGCCTGGTGATCCAAGCTTCGCAACAATCTCGGCTTGCCAAGTGGCGCACCAGTGCGCGATGCAGCCGTCTACATACATTCGGGAGAGCCATTCCATGGTGCCGTATGCACTGGATGCATGCTCGGAAAGATAAGACACCGGCACGCCGTAGAGGCGAGACACGTCGGCTATGGAGTACCGGCGCGCCTCGGCAAGCCCCGTATCGTCGAGCGTCGATGAAATCCGCTCGACCTTCATGCCCTCCGCCAGCACGACCGGCTTGCCGGTGTTGATCGTTCCCGCATGGTTGTTCGCGTAGTCCTGCATGATGCGCTGCCGCGCTTCAGGCGACAGTGGGCCAGGATGTATGAGTGCCACCTTCGGATTCGCGGCGTTTCGATACGCCTCTAGAGCCATACCTTCCTGCGCTGCCATGATGCTCATTGAGACTGAGCACAGACGGATCGGGCTTTCGCCCCACAGCCCGTTGTATCCAGGCGTGCGGAGATGTAACACCGACGAAAGTGGAAGCGTGCCGTAGCTCGAAGTCTTGTAGACCGGATCGGCTCCGGTCAGATCGAGCGTCACACTCTCAGGATCAAGGGGGAGCAGCTCCAAGAACTCACCGCCGCGAGTGCGATTGATCAACGCGAAGGCGTTGCCGTAAAGCAGCGCCTGCATTGTCATCGAGCGGCGAAACTCAAAAGCGCTCTGCCATCGGTTCGGGTATTTCCACAGCGCCTCAGCCGAGGCGCTCGATACTTCGGAACTCACGCGCGCTATGTCGTTGCTAATGAGTGTGGTGGCTCTCCACACTGGTGTATAGCGCAGCGCTGATGTTCCCGACAGAATGGGAACCGCAGTGTTCCCCATGGTCATGATCGTTGAAGACCACGGGGCAAACCAATTCGAAAAGATGGAGCGAAGTGCGAGCACGTTGCACCCATCTTTGATGGGTACTCGCAGGAGTCAATCCCCTAGGCTTACATCCGCACTACTTAATATGTTTGGTGCTATTCCTCGTAGCAGCTCGCTGCCTTGCCACCCCATGCATGCACCGCCATGATCGATGCTACCAACGGATCGAGAATGCAGGTCTCGCGGGATTTAATCGGCCGCACGTTGCCGTTTCTGTCTCGCTGCGCGACGGCTTCGCGAGCGCTCGCGCGTAGCACATGATCCGACGCACACGCGAGCTTCTGCCCTGCCCACAGGTTCTGGAAGAGCTGCGCGCCGCGCGCAAAAGTCGCAATGCCCATCGAATACTCAACGATAGGAAACCCGTCGCGCTGTAGTACCTCGGCGAGATACTTGGATCCCCATGCGTCGTAGGCGATGGCTCGAATGTCGTAGCGCTTGCCGAGTTCGTTGACTCGCTCGCGGATCGCTTCGTAATCCACTTCGCGCCCTGGCGTGAGGTTTAGTTTGTGCTCGGCTGCCCACCGGCGAATGGGTAGCCGGTAGTCGAGCTCGCGCTGTGCGACATCCGCAGACGGCCACCAGTAGTGACCCTGTAGGTGCACCGATCCATCCGGTGACGGCCACGCCACCATGAGCGCGCTCATATCGAGAGACTTCGACAAATCCAATCCGATCCACACCGCGCCGCCGTCGGGGATCTCGGATTCCGTCCCGCTCCATAGTTGCATATCGAGCCACGCGCCGGAGCCTTCAGTCTGTCGCGCTAGGTGATAGCGAACGAATTCGTTGCGCCCTTGCGGCGTGCGCCGCATGGTTGCCCATGCTCGACGCACCGATGTATGGTCGGGTTGCCCGAGCGCCATGCCGGGGTTGGCTTTTGCCCAACAGCCCTCATCCTCCGGCGTGTCCGATCCATCGATTCCGTACAAAGCGTAGAAGGCGCTGTCATCTTCGGCTTCACCCTTCAGCACTGCGTGCCCCATGCCGATCATCTCGGCAAAGAGGTTGTCTGGGTTGTCCCCAGGTGTCGAGATAATCACGCCCAACGTTTCTTTTCGCTTTGCGCCGGTGGTTAGTAATTTTGTCAAGAACCTGCCACGGAACTCAGCCGCCTCGTCAGCGATCCACAGCGACGGGTTCAAACCGTCGAGGTTTTTTTCCATGGCTGGCAAAGCCGTGAACTCACAATCAGCTGTCTTGCGGAGCACTCGATCGGGGTTCGTGCGTACTTCAAGATCCCACTCATTGTCATCCGGCATCGTGATCACCATTTGCCTGGCGCTCGACACCGTGAGCATGGCTTGTCGCTCGCCGTTCGCCAGTGCGTGCACTCTGCGACCCTCTCCTAAGGTAAGGTCATAGAGACCGAGCGCCGCCATCATAGTGGTCTTGCCGTTGCCGCGCCCGACCTGCACGATGGCGAGTTTTGTGCGCCGCGCGCCGTCAGCAGTCCACCGCCAGCCGTAGAGATTCGCGGCTACCCACAACTGCCA